GACGTATTGCGACACCGCCGTGCTGCGTTGGCAGGCGTTCGCAGGTGGCACCGCAACCCACGCCACCACCGGCGCCACGTTCGCCGAGACCGCCGCACAGCGCGCGCTGGTGCCAGCCTGATGGGCAAGCGCGGGCCAAAGCCGGGCCGCGGCCTGTGGCGCGAGCCGCTGGCGGCGGATTGATGGGGTGAGCGCCGGGAGTCGAACCCGGGTAGACGGTACCACAAACCGCCGCACTACCGTTGAGCTACGCTCACGCTAGACGAAAGCCTGCGGCCTTTGCCGGCCGTCAGTAGGCCCTGCGCTTTACTCCTTGGGCGCGAGCCGAGGAGCGGCGGGAAGAGGCTGGCACAAGTGTGGCCCCGAGCTTGCGCAGCGCGATCGGGGCACTTTTACAGTTGAATACGATGCACGCAAACGACCGTTTGAAGGAGTGCCCGATGCCGCCCTCGCGCTTTCAGACCGCACTCGACCGCACCAAGGCGCTGAAGCAATACGAGACGCTGCGCCGCTCCGGCGTGGTGACGAAGGCGGTTGTCATCGCTGAACTGAAGGATGGCAGCTATCACATCCTGGCCCAGAACATGAGGGCGCATGAGATGGCGCCTATGCTGGTCGTTGCGGCAGAGGCGCTCACCCAGGCTGATGCCGATAGGACGATGGTCAAGCTGGTGGCTCATAAGGAGCCCGAGCGCCGTGGCGTGCATAACCAGAGCAAACCCCGCGCCAAGGAGATCAAGACCGGCACCGATGGCGTGCTGATCCCGCCGGCCGGCGAGAACTTCGTTTCCTGCGGCGAGTGCAATCACCCAACGTGGTTCGTGCTGCACCACAACGCCGACGATACACAGAGCCGGATCGCCTGCGGCCATTGCGGCAATGAGGTGGTCAACCTGCGGATCACGCACCCGGAAGGGCGGGCTTAGGGTCCGCAGGCGCCCGTTGCATGCCATATCGACACAGCGAGGCGGTTCGCAACGAGGTCTGGCGGCTCGCCATGCTGCACTGGACCTATGTCGAGATCGGCCGCGCCGTGGGCCTGGCCGCTTCTCAGGTCAACGGCATCGTGTTCCGGATGTGGAAGCGGGTGAACGAAAAGGGATAGGCTGCCGGTGGAGGTGGCCGATGAAATCGCAGATCGAGTTTGCGCTGGCGCATCCGGTGTATGATCCGAGGCGTCAGATCGTCCAGGGGCATTACTGGTGGGTCGAGCCTGGCCGCACCTCGGCGTGCCTCACGCTCAATATTGGCATGGAGTGAACCGTCTATGCCGGCGGTCGCCCGCTGTGGCACTTGTCGTTGTGCCACCAGGAGCGGGGGCAGCCGGTGCGGGTGCTCCGTTGGAGCCCAACGACGGTTCGCAGGATCGAGGCCGCCCGTGACCGGATCATGGCGATGTGCGGCACGACGGAGCCGGTGATTGCGCCAGAGGGCGAGGAACTGGCCATGATCAAGGTGACGATGCAGTGGCGTAAGCCAGCGAGCATCGAGGAAGTTAACCGGATGGCGCCGACGCCGGAGGTTAGGGAGCGCAAGGGGCGGCCGTGATTGCGTCCCAAAACGCCGATTATCGGACGTAACATCTGCCTATAGCGCCGCGCCGTCATCTGCTTACCACGCCATATGCACGAGTGCCTTATTCGTCGTCGTCGGCCCGCTCGGTGCCGGCAACCAGCGTCAACCCATCGTCGTCCTCACGGCTGCGGATGGTGATGCGCATGATAACGTGCCCAATCTCCCACATATCCGGGGGCATCGCGGCAAGCTGATCCACCAGGTCATGTAGTCGGCGGCAGACCTCGGTTTGTGTCATCATCATGGGTCGCGCTCCAGGTGATCCGGTCACAGTAGCAATCCGCCAGCGATGGCGCATCCGATGCGCGGCTCGGGGTCGCCGCGCTCCTCCCTCAACAACCTCCGCCGGGCGCCTTCCTTCCGCGGCGTCCGGCGCTTTCTCAGTCGCCGTGGATCATCGCGTGGTTGACCGGCAGCAGCCGCCGCACCGTTCGCAGGTGATGCTGAAGTAGCCTTTCGCGTAGGTCGTCTGTTTTGCCCTCGTCTCCCGCAACATATCCTGCGAGCCAGGTCGCCAGCAGATCAGCCAGTGCGGCGCCCTGGATCTCCGGTGGCTTTCCCGCCAGCAGCGGTCGGATGGCTGCCACGATGGCTTCAATTTCTGCGACCCTCGCGGCGTCGGCTGTTTCGATGTCCATCCTCACCTCCATTCCAGAACCCGGAACATGCCAGCATGGGCAAGCGCGGACCACCGAAAGGCAGCGGCGGACGACCGCCGGTCAACGTGGACATCAACACCGTGACGCGCGCGGCCAGCATCGGCTGCACCATCGAGGAGATGGCGGCGCTGTGCGGCATCTCCGATCGCACCTTCAATAACCGCATGCAGGACGATCCCGAGTTCGCCGCCGCGGTTGAGATGGCGCGCGGGCAGGGACGCGCCACGCTGCGCCGCTATCAATGGCACCGCGCGGCCAACGGCTCGGATACCATGCTGATCTGGCTGGGCAAGAACATGCTGGGCCAGGTCGATCGCCAGGAGATCACCGGCGCGGATGGCGGCCCGATGACGTGGGTCGTGCGTGCGCCTTCACCCGTGGAAAGTGCCGACGAATGGCTAAGGCTGCACGCGCCAAACCCGTCCGCCCCTATGTCTCTCGAAAGCTCAACAACACCGGCGTCAAGCAAGCCGAACGGGAGCGGGCAGAAGATCAGCGACGTGTAGCCTGGGAGCCGCAGCCGGGACCGCAATCGGCGTTCGTCAACTGCCCGGTGTTCGAATGCTTCTTCGGCGGTGCGCGCGGCGGCGGCAAGACGGATGCGGTGTTGGGCGACTGGGCGATACACTCGGATGCCTACGGCTCCGGCGCCATTGGCCTGATGGTGCGACGCTCGCGCACGGAACTGATGGAGACGTTCGAACGGGCGCGCGAAATCTGCACCAAACTTGAGGCGCATATCACCTATCAGCCAATGCGTATCACCATGCCGAACGGCGCGCGGCTTACGTTCGCGTATCTGGAACAGGATCGCGACGCGGAACTCTACCAAGGGGCATCGTTCTCGCGCGTGTACGTCGAGGAGGCGGGCAACTTCCCCAGTCCAGGCCCGATTATGAAACTGATGGCGACGCTGCGATCCGGCACGGGCGTGCCGGTCGGGTTGCGTCTGACCGGCAATCCAGGCGGGCCGGGTCATCAATGGGTGCGGGCGCGTTACATCGATCCGGCTCCGCTGGGTTGGCAGGTGCTCAAGGACGCAGATGGGTTGGAGCGGATCTACATTCCATCCCGTGTCGGCGACAACATCTACCTCGGCCCCGACTATGTGCAGCGGCTGAAGGCGTCCGGCTCGCCGGAGCTGGTGCGTGCGTGGCTTGAGGGCGATTGGTCGGTTGTCTCCGGCGCGTTCTTCCCGGAGTTCAGCATGGAGCGTCATGTCATCGCGCCGCGCGAGCTGCCGGCGCACTGGGCACGGTTCCGTAGCTTTGACTGGGGCAGCGCGCGGCCGTTCAGCGTCGGCTGGTGGGCGGTCTCGGACGGCTCGATCAACAGCATCGCTCGCGGCGCACTGGTGCGGTATCGTGAGTGGTACGGGATGCAGCCGGGACAGCCGAACGTCGGGCTACGCATGACGGCGGAGGCGATTGCCGCGGGCATCCTGACGCGCGAGGCGGGCGATGGGCACCTGGTCGGCGTCGCTGACCCGGCCATCTTCACCGAAGACGGCGGGCCGTCGATTGCGCAGCGGATGGCGATGGCTGGCGTGATCTGGCGTGCGGCGGACAATAAGCGGGTGAGCGGACGCGGCGCTATGGGCGGCTGGGATCAGGTGCGGCAGCGGCTGGTCGGCGATGGCGATGGGATGCCGATGCTGCTGATGTTCTCGACGTGCCGCGACATGATCCGCACGCTGCCGGCTCTGCAGCATGACGATGCGCGGCCGGAGGATGTGGACACGGATGCGGAAGACCACGGGCCGGACGAGTTGCGCTACGCCTGCATGTCGAGACCATGGGTGCATGACGCGGTGAAGCCCAAAGTTGTGGACACGTGGGCCAGAGCATTCCAGCGGGCCAATGCCGAGGACGTGGAAGGATGGCGCGTGGCATGACCGACGAGCAGCCCGACTACACCGCGCGCTTACAAGTAGCGGCGGATGAGGCAGAAGAAACATATGCGCAGCACGATATGTGCTTCGTCGAAGCGTGTGAAGACGTATCGCCCGATCTGCCGAGTATGATTAGAGGCGTTGGATGGTTGTGGTGGAGATGATGAAATGACCGACTTCCCCGACTATACCACGATGACCGGCGCTCAGTTCCAGAGCGCGGTCGGCGCGGACCCGGAGAAATGGGCGATGGCGTTCACGCAGGACAAATCGCCCGGCTTGGATCGCGGATCGCCAGAACACCAGGAACTACTGCGGAAACGTGCGGAAGAAGTCCTGCCGTGGTTCTGTGATTTTGCCGATGCCGTTCGGCGCGAGGCATCGCTGCGACTGGATTGGGATTAGCCCTTCGGCAACTGCGCCTTAAACTGCTCTAGTGCCGCTGGCACCAGTGTCTTACGCTCATCTCCAGTGAGTTCTGGGAACCCCATGCGACGGGGCAGACCGCTGTATTTATCTAAAAACTTGGCAATCGCCAAAGAGACAATGCCGGCCGTGTTATAGCCTAGCGTCAACGCAAGGCTACGCTGCTTCTCTCCCGATGCCCAAGCCGCCGCACAATACGCCGCGTCGTGGTCGTTGATACCACCGCGCTTCATTCTGGATTGCTCATGTCCGCAACCCTAAACGCATTCCTGTCGCCTGACGACACCGACGCACCTGGCAAGCCGGAGCGCGATCAGGACACCTATGCCGGGGACCAGGACGCGCTGCACGTCAAGCTGGTGCGCTGGTTTGAGGAGGCGGAGCGGGCCTCCGTCGAGGCGCGTGAGTTGTCGCAGCGGGATCGCGACTACTTCGACGGCGCGCAGTGGACCAGGGCCGAGATCGATGCGCTGCGACTGCGCGGCCAGCCGCCTATCACGATCAACAAGATCGCCGACAAGATTCAGTTGCTGTGCGGCTTGGAGCGCAAGGCGAGGACCGACCCAAAGGCATTCCCCCGCACGCCGACCGAGGAGGAGCGCGCCGAGGCGGCAACGCAGGCGCTGCGCTTCATCGATGACGACAACAACTACCCGGTCATCCGCAGCGCCGTATTCCAGAACATGCTGGTCGAAGGCGCGGGCGGCGTCGAACTCGGATTGGAGGACGACGGCAATGGCGGCGCTGATATTACCATCACGCACGTATCCTGGGAGCGGCTGTGGTGGGATCCGCACAGCCGGGCGATCGACTTCTCGGACGCGCGCTATCGCGGCCTCGTGGTGTGGATGGATCGCGATCAGGCGGAGGAGACCTATCCCGACGCGGCTGATGTGATTGGCGAGGCGTTCGGCGCGCAATCCGGCAGCTATGACGACCGGCCGCAGGAGGCTACGTGGAGCGACAACCGCCGCGAGCGGGTGCGCGTGGTGCAATGTCACTGGACCGAAAAGGGCGTGTGGTGGAGCGCCACCTACACCCGCGCCGGCATTCTGAGCGAACCGGAGCAATCTAAGTTTAAGGATCGCGGCGGCAAGTCGGCGTGCTCGCTGGTGATGCAGAGCGCTTACGTCAACCGCGACAACTGGCGCTACGGTGCGGTGCGGAACTGGATCAGCCTGCAGGACGAGATCAACAAGCGGCGCAGCAAGGCGCTGCATCTGCTGTCGGTGCATCAGGTGGTGGCGGAGAAGGGCGCAGTCGAGGATGTGGACCATGCGCGCCGGCAGGTGGCGCGGCCCGATGGTTACGTCGAGACGACGCCTGGGATGAAATTCGAGATCATGCCGGGCGGCGAGTTGGCGTCGGGTCAGTTCCAACTGCTGCAGCATGCGACCGCGGAGATGCAACTGAGCGGCCCCAACGCGGCGATGAGCGGCACCGACAGCCGTGAACTGAGCGGGCGCGCTATCCTGGCGCAGCAGGCCGGCGGCGCGGTGCAGAACGAGCCGCTGGCGGACAGCCTCCGCATGTTCAGCCGTCGCGTTTACGAAATGGCGTGGATGGCGGCCAGGTCGTACTGGACCGGCGGGAAATGGGTCCGCGTCACCGATGCGCTGAACGACACGCGCTGGGTCGGCATCAATCGCGCCATCACGCTGCAGGACGAGTTGGCGGCGATGCCGGAGCAGCAGCGGGCGATGACCATGCAGCGCATGCAGATCGTGCCCGGCGATCCGCGGCTGATGCAGGTGGTGCGGACTGAGAATAGCATTTCGGACCTCGATATCGACATCACCATTGAAGAGGGGAATGATCTCCCGACAATGGCTAGCGAAAACTTCCAGACCTTGGTTCAATTGGCGGGGATGCAACCAGGACTCATTCCCGGAGATGTTTTGATTGCTGCCAGCAGCTTGCGGAATAAGGACGATCTTCTCGCGCGGATGAAAGCCCACATGGAGGCACAGCAACAGAAAGAGCAACAACAAGCCCCGCTTGTTCAGGCACATGCAGAAGCGACTGTGGCTCAGTTGCAGGCGAAAGCACAGGCGGATGGTGCACTCGCGAAGGAGCGCAATATAAATGCGGTTCGTGGAGTGCACGATATGCACGCGGACTTTTCAGCGCCCCCGCATGGTCAGCCCTTTGTCGCTCCGCCCGACGCTCCATCAGCGCCAGGAACGGCTATGACACCAGAAATGCAAGCTCTACACGATCACGCGGATCTGGTCGCGAAGCATGCTAAGGTTCAGGTTGACGGAGCCAAAGCCAATGACCTGCTTCATGCCTCGATGCACAAGATTGCACAGATGCACATGATGCATCATGACATGACCCACCCGGACCCGAAGCCTGCGGCTAAGTGACGTGTTTCCAACTAAAGCCGCTAATGACGCTGCTGAAACAGCGCCGGGCTTCGCAACGATACCACAATCACGCACCTCAAGCACCACACGATGAACCAACCGCCGGAGCCGCGCACATGACCAGACAGCTCGCGCCGTTCGCGTCCGCTGCCGAGATCGCCTATGCGGCGGCGCAGGATGCGGCCGATGCGGCGGCCAGCCTGCTGCAACCTGCCACGCCAACCGAGACCGCGGCCGGGCTGTACAATGTCAGTTGGGCTCGCATGCCGTATTGGCGTGCGGCGATCGCGCGGGTTCGTGCCGGCACGGGGCGGGGCAAGCTGCTCATGGTCGGCGACAGCACCACGAGCGGGACCGGCTCCGGCAGCGGGGGCACTAGCATGCTCAACGGCGCATTTGCCACGGCCCCGGGGCGTGGTGTCGCCGCGCTGCTGGCCGCTGTCGTGGCCACGTCGGACAAGTCTCTGATCGGCGATCAGGGCGTCCCCGCGATCCTTGGCGCCACGGCTTACGGCACATATGACACGCGCGTGGTGCAGGGCGCTGGCTGGAATGCGGCCCCTACCGTCGTGGTCGGCGGCAATGCCTTCCGGTATCAGACCGGCGCGGCGTCGATCTTCGCGTTCACCCCGGCCGGTGCGTTCGACAACTTCAAGATCTGGTACATCAAGCAAACGCCCAGCGGCGGCTTTGCCGTCAATGTCGATGGCGGCGCCTCATTAGGCACTGTCTCCACGACCGGCGCCGGGCAGACAGTTGGCCATAGCGACTTCACCGTGACCCGCGGCACTCACACCATCAACCTGACCGCCTCCAACGATAACCAGATCATCTTTCTCGGTATCGAAGTGTGGGACAGCACGGTGCCGGCGATCGACATCGTTCAGGCCGGCTGGCACGGCAGCAAGATCGGCGGCTGGGCAAGTGTCGTGGCGTCAACGACACCGTGGATTCCGGTGAACTTCATCCCGACATTGGCGCCGGACCTGACGGTGATCAACCTGACAATCAATGACTCGAATGCGCCAACCGCGCTTGCGACCTATCAGGCGCAGATGCAAGTCCTGATCACCGCCGCCAAGACGACGGGCGATGTGTTGTTGGTTGCGGGCGCGCCCAGCGACACGGCGTTTGCGACCAACGGCACGCTGGACCGTTTCGTTGATGTGCTGCGCCTGCTGGCGCGTACCAACGGCTGCGGATTGCTGGACATCCCGGCGCGGTGGGGCAGTTACGCCGCCGCCAACCCGCTGTTTCCGTATTCCGATCTCCTGCATCCTGGCGCGGTCGGCTATCAGGACATAGCGCAGGCGATCGTGACCGCACTGACGCGGGATTAACCACCCGCCGCCGGGGGCGCAAACGCGCAACGGGCGAACGACCGCCGCCGGGTCTGACGGGCGTCACTGAGGAACCACCACGCATGGCTGAAGAACTCGACACGTTCCTGAAGGGGAACGCGGCCGAACCCGAACCCGCGCCGGTCGAAACACCGGCCGCGGAGCCGGAGGCGAAGGCCGAAGCGGCGGACGGGGGTGGCGCTAAGAAGCCCCCCGAGGCCGCGACGGAAGCTGACGACGCCGAGCCGCCGGAGCCGCGCGAGGGCGAGGCGCTGGTGCCGCGCCGCGCCTTCGAGGCGGTGCGACATGAGCGCCAGGACTGGAAGGCCCGCGCGGTTGCGGCCGAGACCCAGCGCGGCGAGCTGCAACGCCAGCTTGAGGAGGCCAAACGCGCACCACCTCCGGCACCGCCACAGCAGGCCGCGCCGGTGGAGATTCCAAATCCTGCGGTCGATCCGGCCGGCTACCACGCCTACATCGCGCAGGAGCAGCAGCGCGCGCAGATCAACCATCTGCTCAACGTCTCCGAGATGATGGCAATCCGCGAGCACGGCGCCGAAGCCGTGGCGAAGATGAAAGCCGAGTTCTTGGAGGCGAAGAACGCCGACCCGACGCTCGGCGAGCGACTGATACAGCAGGCCGATCCATACGGCTGGGCGATGGCACAGATCGAGCGCATCCGCGCCATGCGCGACATCGGCGACGATCCTGCCGCCTACCGCGAGCGCATCCGGCAGGAGGCCATTGCCGAGTTCCAGGCCAACGGTGGGGCGCAACCCGCACCGCGCGTATCGCCGGCGGCCGGTATGGCTCCAAGTCTTGCGTCAGTGCGCAGCGTCGCGGGACGCAGTGCGCCGGCCTGGACAGGTCCAACACCGTTGAATGACATATTGAGGAGGGGTTAGTCCGGGTGTGCAAATTCGCCGTGCATGCGCGCGGCGGCTTCGTCTCTAACAGCTTTGGCCTCTGCCTTCGTGTCGAATACGCCAAGATGATGTTGTTTCCCGTTTACAGTGATATGTGCCAACCATTTCCGGTCTCTCTTGTTCCACGACACGCCCTTGATGCCAGACGTGTTGTCCTTTCGTAAGCCACGGTTGCAGCTGTTTTGCGTAGGTGTAGCCAGCCGAAGATTCGCAATACGGTTATCAAGTCCGTTGAGGTTAATGTGGTCGATCTCGCCGTCTGGCCATTCACCGTAGACGTAGAGCCACGCAAGCCGGTGGGCACGATAGACGCGCTTTCGCACACCTAGGACGTAATACCGTAGTTGCTCAGAGCGTGATGTGGTGCCGATCCCAAGCACGACATACTTCTTGGATTGAGTTCCGGCTGGTAGGCCGGCGCGCCAATGATCGATGGTCGGGCGCCAGGTGAAAAGGCCGGTCTCAGGGTCATAGTGAACGACCGATCGCAGTTGGGCGGCGGTCAGTTCTTCGGATATAGGGCGCTTAGCCATCTCGGTTGGTTCCTTCAGCCAGTTGGTCAGAGGCTCGGGAGCCGTTGGCGCGGTCCCGAGCTTCGCTAACATACCGCAACGTATACGCGATTGGAAGGCCCTCGTGCGCCTCGTCGTGTCACGTCATCACCGCCGCCGGGTGGGCCGCAAAGGTCAAAACGGGCGTACGTGGTCGCCGCCGGACCTGTCGGGCGTGTCGTGAAAGTAAAACCACACACCCCAAAGGAATAACCCAAATGGTCGCGACCGCTGATATGGTCACTACTCCGGCTAGAGCCGGACTTACTCCACAGTTGTGGGATGATCAGTTTTTTGCAGAGTATATCAGGTCCAATCAATTCACGAAATATATGGGGACAAGTATGTCCTCGATCATCCAACTCAAGGATGACCTCACCCGCAAGGCCGGCGACAGCGTCACGTTCGCCACCGTGCGGCGCCTGGCGGGCGCTGGCGTCACCGGCTCGACGACGCTGGAGGGACAAGAGGAAGTCGTCAACGCCCGCTCGCTGAAGGTGAGCGTTGATGTGATCCGCCACGCCATCGCGGTCAACGACTGGGATGAGCAGAAGTCCGCCATCGACCTGATGAACGCCGGCCGCGACGGGTTGATGGACTGGGCGATGGGCAAGCTGCGCGCCGACATCATCACCGCGCTCGGCAACATCACCGCCGACGCCGACGTGGCCGTGACAATGGCGGCGGCATCCAATGCGCAGATGGACACCTGGCTGACCAACAACGCCGACCGCGTGCTGTTCGGTGCCGCGGTGGCCAACAGCGTGTCGAACGACTGGTCCACCTCGATGGCCACGCTCGACAATACCGCCGACAAGATGACCGCGGCCACCCTCTCGCTCGCCAAGCGCCGCGCCCGCACCGCCTCGCCGCACATCCGGCCGACGCGCGTCAACAACGACGAGGAATGGTACGTCGTGCTGATGCCGAGCCTGGTGTTCCGCGATTTCCGTGCCGACACCACGATCCTTGATACGTTGAAGTATGCCGCGGATCGGGGTGCCAGCAATCCGCTGTTCACCAGCGGAGACCTGATCTACGACGGCATGATCATCCGTGAAATCCCCGAGATCCCGGTGATTGCCACCGGCGGCAACGGGCACGTCTCGCTGCAATGCGCGCGCTCCTATCTGCTCGGGGCGCAGGCGGTCGGCATCGCGTGGGCACAGCGTACCAAGAGCGTGACGAACAATCGTGACTACGGGTTCCAGCACGGTGCTGGCGTCATGGAGATCCGTGGCGTGCAGAAGCTGCGCTGGGGCACCGACGCCACCGTGGACAAGACCGCGCCTGTCGATCACGGCGTGTTCACGATCCTGACCACAGCCGTTGGAGATGCGTAAATGAGCGACAACCCGAGCAACAGCCGCCCGCCGGTCCCCGATCATCCGCCGGCCGCGGCATCACCGCCGGCCCGTCCTCCGGTCGAGTCCGAGGCCAAGACCGTGGTTGAGCGTAAGGCCGCGGCCGAGCGTGAGGCACCCAAGGTGGTTGCACGCAAGGTCGAGCCTTTGACCGACGTGCAGATCGTGGAACTCGCGCAGCAGGGGAAGCTGCATCCCTCGATGGAGCAGAACACCCGCGCCCGCGACGCGGCGCTGGAACGCATTGCCGCGCAGGCCGAGGCCGACGCCGAGGCGGAGGCGAACGCGGTCGAGGAGGCGCGCAAGAAGACCCACACGCCACCCGGCCCGTAGTTGCATATCCACGTCCATTACGACCCGCCGCCACCTGATCCGCGTTTGGATCAGGTGATTGCGGAACTACGCGCACTGCAACAGGAGTTTCGAATTATGAGTGGAAACCTACAGGCATCAATCGACGCTTTGACCGCACAGGTTGCGGCCGAAACCGAGGTGAACGCCTCCGCCGTTACGATGATCAACGGCTTCTCCGCCCGCCTGCAGGCCGCGATCGACGCGGCGACGGCAGCGGGTGCCACACCGGCACAGACCGCGGCGCTCGATGCGCTGGCGTCCTCGGTGCAGAGCAACACCGCGGAACTGAGCGCGGCGATGACCGCCAACACGCCCGCGGCATAAGCAGAGGAGCCACGCCATGATGAGAGCTATCCTTGCCGCGGCGTGGCTCGCGCTGCTGCCGCTCGCGGCCCATGCGCAGGCGGTGACGTACGCCGACCGCAGCGGCACCATCACGTTGGGCGGCACCGCGCAGACCATCATGTCGGCCTGGCCGGGGCGGCACGGCTGCATGATCCAGAACCAGAGCACCGGCAACTTGTGGATCAGCAGCACCGCCACGGCGGTTGCGGCTTCGCCCTCGGTCCTGATCGCGCCAGGGCAGCAGTATCTATGCATGGCGCCGGCCTCTGACGGGGCGCATTCGATCATCGGCGCGACCACCGCGCAGGCGTTCGCGGCGCGCGAGTGGTGAATCGCCGGGGTCTCCTGCTGGCGGGCGCGGCGTCGCTGGTGCCGGCGTGGGCCGGCGCGCAATGCGTCACCAGCACCCCAGCGGTCGACGCCTGCCGCGGCGGGGTGAACATCGGCGGGGCGCCGGCGCTTGATCTGAATTTCATCGGCGGGGCTGCGCTCGACAGCCGCATCACGTTCACCCGTGCCGCCGGGCCGGCGACCTATTTCGATGCGTCGGGAGTGATGCAGACGGCGGGCACCAACGTCGCGCGCTTCGACTACGATCCGGTGACGCACGCGCTCAAGGGGCTGCTGATCGAGGAAGCGCGCACCAACATCCTGACTAACTCGCGCGCGATCAACTCGTGGCCGACCAAGACCGACAGCACCGTCACCGACAATAGCACGGCGTCGCCTGATGGCACGGTGAACGCCTCGCTGGTAACGGAAGGCAGCGCCGGGACTGCCGTTGTTGTCTCCAACGCAGCGGCAATCGCAGGAAGCTCAGTGATGAGCTTCAGCGTGTTTCTGAAGCGCGGTAATCAAGACATCCTGCGGATCCTGTGCGCTGATACTGCATCCGCGAATGGTGTGCAGACCTGGGCTAACCTTGCGACGGTGGCGGTTGCGAGTACTGGCGCTCGGGGCACTGCGACAGGTGCTGTCGCGGCGATACAGGCGATCGGAAACGGCTGGTATCGCGTCACGCTTGGTTGCACGATGGCTGCCGGTAGCACCATAGCGGCTGTCAACGTAAACTCTGCCTCCGTCAATGCGTCAACAACGCGCGTCAACGGCGCCACATATTATCTTTGGGGCGCCCAGACCGAAGTCGGCGGGTTCGCCACCTCCCACATTCCCACGACCGGCGCATCCGCGACGCGGGCGGTGGACGTGGCGACGCTCCCGGTCGATGCGGCCTGGTTCAACACGCTGGCCGGCACCTGGGCGGCTGAGGGAGAGTTTCTCGGGTTTGCCGCCGGATTGCGGTTGATCGGCAATCCCACCACCACGGTCGCGCCGCTGTATTTCAGCGCCGCCGGGCTGTCGGTGGCGTTCGACGGCGCAGCAATTCAGACTGCGAACGCGGCAACAGCGAACAGCCGCACCAGGGCGGCATCGGCGTGGAGCGGCGGCACCGGGGCGGTGGTGCTGAACGCGGGGACGGTCGTGACCGGCGCGCAGGCGACCGGGTTCTCCGGCCTGACGACGATCAAGCTGATGGGCGCCAACACCGCGCCCACGACGCTTTCCGGCCGGCTGGCCCGAGTACGCTATTGGCCGCGGGCCTTCTCCGCTAGCGAACTGCAATGGGTGACAGCATGACCGCCACCATCGCGCAGTTGGGCGAACGTGCGCTGCGTCGGCTCGGCGTGGCCGTGGTGCCGGTCGCGGATCGCCCCGCGCTGTCGGTCGTGATCCCCGCCGCCACGCTCGCCACAGGCGCGCTGGTGGAGTTGGGGGTGGTTGCCGCAGACGAGACGCCGGCCGCCACGGACGCCGCCCTGGCGCTCGCCAAGCTGGCTGCCGCGCACGATGCGCTGGTGGCGCAGGGCGTGGTGTCTTGGACTCTGGACACGGTGCCGCAATGCGTGGCCGAGGAGATGACCAAGCTCGCGGCGTCGCTCATGGCGTCGAGCTTCGGCAAGCCGTCCGATCCGGCAATCCATGCGATGCTGGAGGCGCGGGTGCGCAAGGTGGCGCTGATCATGGGGGCGCCGGCATTGGCCAGCGATGCGGTGCTGGGCGTGCATCAGGATCTGACCGCGCTCGGGCTGGCACGGTGGAGCGTGTTCGACATACCCGTGGCGGTGGAATCTCCGTACGTAATCCTCGCCGCGAATGACCTGGCGCCGCAGTTCGGGCAGAAGGCCGACCCGCGCGACGACATCGCCGCCAATCGCTCGCTGGCGCAGTACGTGGCGCTGCCGACATCGGGCGAGCGAATCCCAGCGGAGTATTTTTGATGCCTAACGGGCTTTCCTTCTCCGGCTACCTGCAGCCGCCCGCTGTGCCGCCTGACCCCACGGGCGACGACTGGCGCGGGTTGACCGGGCCACCGGGGCCGCCCGGCACGCTGGTCGCATTCGAGCTGCCGACCGCTCCGGATGGGCTGGAGCCAGGCGCACTGTGGCGCAACGGGGATTTCGTATGCGTGGTCTGATCGCCTGCCTGTTCGGTGTCGCGCTTGCTGGGGCGGCACAGGCCCAGACCACGCCCCAGCGCATGAACGCCCCGCTGATTATGTACGGCTTCCTCAGTCACAACGTAACGCCGGGCGGGTTTGCCGAGGTGTGCCCCGCTGCCAACTGCCCGGTGCCCGGCATCACCGGCAACCGGGTGCGATCCGGCAGCTTCCTCAACGGCGAGACCGCGCTTGACGCGGACACCGCGGAATGGCTTGGCGTGGACAGCTTCTACGTCAACACCGGCCGTCCGCACGGCCAGAAGGTGGCGCGCTATATCGGGCTGGTGCAGGGGCCGAACGCAGGCGCCGGCTGGACCCTCAATACCGACATCGTTCGCAACGGCGTGCCCGGCGTCAGCCACGATGCGGGGTTTATCGGCACCCCGGCGCGCGGCACGCCTGGCGCGATGGATCCGGCTTCAGGCACCGTCGGTTACGAACTCGACTTCTCTAATTTCGATGTCGATAGCGGCGTGAGCGAGGGCGCGTTCACGGTCGGGATGTATCTGCACAACCGGTCAACACACAAGTCGCTGGCCGGCATCTTCATGTCCAATCTGCAGCTACTGAAGCTGGACGGCTCGGGTGTGGCGGCGTGGGAACACGGCATCTTGATGCAAGGGCCGACGCTGATCAACGGCAGTGCGTTCTATGATACCACGAACTCCAGCGTTTCCTTCAAATCCGAGGGTACGCACGCCGGTGCGGCGTTCTACGCCAACGACACTTCGCCCTATGGGTTGGAGGTGTCCGGCGATCATTCGACATCGAGCGTGTTCCTGACCGACAACGCGCCGCGTGGCGTGCAGATTGCCGGCACCCGTTCGGTGGCGGCCATCCGTGACGCCAGCGTTGCCCCGGTCGGCGTTTCGCTGATCGGCACTTACTCGCAGGCGATCAATACCAGCACCTCAACCGCCAACATCGCGCTTGCCACCAAGGCCGGGCAGAAGGTGTGTTTCGCCGGCATCACGGCCTGCGCGTATTACGACACCGCAGCGCACAAGTGGTATTTCTCCGACGAGAACAACGTGGTGGTGTTCTCGGTCGCGATGACCTCGGGCAATGCGATCTTCAAAGGCACTGTTACGCCGAGCGCAACGCCATGACCGCCCAGACCATCATCCTCCCCTACATGCGCAGCTCGCCGCTGCACATCCCGCGCCGCGACCTGGTGCTGTCGGCCGCGGATAGCCTCGCACTGCGCGTTACCATCGTGGAGAGCGACGACCCGAGTGCGCAGGCGCTGGAATTGACCGGCGGCATCGGCGGGCCGACGTGCATGCTGCTGGTGTATCCGGACAGTGCGTCGGGGCGCTGGGACTATGGCGCCCCGCGCGTGTCGCCCGGCACCGTGCTGTGGTCCGCGCTTGGCACCATCGCCGATGCCATCGGCAGCTTCGACATCGCGATTCCGGTTGGTACGATGGCCGGCTGGCCGCGGCGCTGCGTCTGGTCGGTGACGCTCGATTGGGACGGCGGCGGGCAGGCGGAAGTGATCGCGGAGGGCTTCGTGCACGTCCGCCCGACCGGGCAGCGGCTGGTGGCGCCGGTCACGCTCGATACCGATACCGACGTGCCGATTCTTGTGGATGGAGATTGACCGATGACGGGCATTCGCGTTGCCGATCTGCCCGACCTTGGCGCGGTCAACGATGCAGTGTCGGTGGTGGCCGAGCATGCCGGCGCCGGCCGCGTCACCGCGCCCGCGCTGCGCACCTACTTCCAGACCGGGATTGCGCATACGACGCAGCTCACCGCGCTGTCCGCGTCCGACTACGGCGCGCTGGGCGACGGTGTGAATGACGACACCGCTGAACTGCAGGCCGCGATCGATGCCGCGACGGCGGCGCAGATCCCGCTGTTCATCCCCGCCGGACGCTATCTGATCTCGGCGGCGCTCAACATTCAGCGCGCGGTGCGGATTTACGGCGCCGGCGCCGAGCCGTATGTGCAGGAGTTCTCCGCATCGCCAGCGACCGGCGCCTACGGCACCTGGATCATACTCAACGCCACGCTGGTCAACGTGTTCGATATCTCGCCGGCGGGCGCGGCATCGAGCACCAACAAGGTGTTTGGCGTCGAGATTTCCCACCTTGGCATCCTGCACACCCACGCCGTGCCGGCCGGCGGCTGGGTGCCGACCAACTATCCCGCGGCGATAAAGTTCGGCGGCGCGTCGCACTGCTACATCCACGACCTGACCCTGATGAACCCGCGCATTGCCTTCGAGGCAACCGGCGCGGATCAGGGCACCATGACCATCGAGCGCATTCAGGGCCAGCCGCTCTATGCCGCGATCATCGCCGACCGCGTGCTGGATATCTGGCGCGTGCGCGATTGCCATTGGTGGTGCTTCTGGTCGCTCGATGCAAATGTATTGGCCTGGCAGAAAGCCAACGGCTGGCTTTACCGGCTGGGCCGGATGGACAATCCAATATTCAGCGGGAATTTTGCCATCTGGTATGCAGGTGGGTTCCTGGTGGCATGGACGGCCGGCGCCACCGGCGGCGCGCTGAACAAGGCGCTTGTTACCGATTGCATGTTCGATACCGTGGGACAGTTGCTCTCGATCTCCGATGCGGTCGGTGGACACGACCTGATGTTCGTCAATACCGTCGCCTACAGCGACCCCACAATCCAGAATACCCACGGCGTGCAGATCGGTGGCTCCGGTGACGGGGTGGTGCTTACGTTCGCTTCGTGCGCGATCATGTCCTATTCGCTGTCATGCGTCGCGATTACGTCCACCGGGGAGAACAACAAGGTCCGGCTGACCGCCGGCACGCTGGTCCAGAACTGGGACCAGCGATCGACCGGGCAGCCCGCGCTCAACTGCAGCGCCAACAACTCGGTGATCGCCGACAGCAGTTGCTCGTTTAATTCGAGCATCTTCGGCGGCGGCTTTGTGACCGGGGCCGGCCAGGTGGTGCGCGAGGCGATGACGGTTCACGGCTCGTATTTCATCCCCGCCGCCAACACCGCGACCACGATCTCGCACACGCTTGGCGTGGTGCCTAGCGGGGCAATGCTGACGTTGCGCAGTTCGCTCGGGCTGGCGTCCGTGATCTGGGTCGATACGCTCACGACCACAAACGCGGTGGTTCGCACCGATGTGGCGCCGGGCGGGGTTCTGACGGTCGATATCATGTGGGTCATGGACGCGGAACTCTGATGAGCGACACCACCCTCGCCACGCTGCAGAAGGCGCTCGCACCAAAGGGCGGGATGAAGCGCATTCCGTTTCCGCTGGAAAGCTATCAGCTCCCGGCCGTGCCGCTGTCGGCCAAGCGGCTGCAGAACATGATGGTGGAGGCCGCGCCCTCCGACGCGCGCACCCAGGCGGCGCTGATCCCCACCCCCGGCCTGAGTGTGTTCACATCGGTCGGCGCCGGGCCGATCAAGGCGCTCAATTCCGATTTGTCGGGCCGCCTCTATGTCGTCTCCGGCACGCGGTTCTATCGGGTCAGGTACGAGATCACCTCGGTGTCGATCGATGACCTGGGTGAGATCGGCACGCCGGACAGCGGCACCATCCCGGATTATACGCTGATGTACACCATTGCGGCCGGCGCTAACGCCTGCGTGGTGTGCGTGCCGCCGCGCGCTTATACCTGCGGGCATTTCGAGGCCGACGCGCTCAATCAGATCGGCGGCGATTTTCCCGGCGCGGCGTCGGTGGCGTTCCTGGACGGATATCACGTCTATACCGGGTTCGGGAACGACGCGAAGTTCTTCGTCACCCGCCTGCTGGACCCGGCCAATTACGACGCGCTCGACTTTGCCTATTCCGACGCCTTGCCCAACGTGCTGCGCCGGGTTGTCGCGCTGAACACCGATCTTTGGATGCTGGGTGAGGGCGGGATCGAGGTGTGGTACGATGCCGGGATGCAGGACTTCCCGTTCCGGCGCCGGTCCGGCGGGGTGATCTCGATTACGTCCGGTGGCCCCGCGGTGGTGGCGACCGCCGACAATTCGGTGTTCTGGGTCGGCGGTGATTTCATCGTGTATCGGACGCTCAACTATCAGGCGCAGCGGATCAGCAGCCACGCCATCGAGCGGATCATCGAGGCCGAGTCGCTGTATTTCGCATCGGCCTTCACCTACATCCAGGGCGGTCACATCTTCTATGTGCTGAACTTCGCCGACCGCTCCCTGGTGTACGATTGCGCCACCAAGCTATGGCACGACCGATCCAGTCCGGGCGCCGGCCGCTGGCGGCCCAGCAGCGTCGCGGCGCTGGGCAACATTGCGCTGATGGGTGACAGCGAATCGGAGAAAATCTTCAAGTCCGACACCGCCGTTGGGACCGAGGACGGCACCGCGATCGTGCGGCAGATCGTGTTTCCGCCGCTGACCGCGCCGGGCAACGGGCGGGTGTTCTGCGCGCGGTTCGAGCTGGAAATGGACACCGACAACCCCGCGTTGGTCGATGAGGCGGTAACGCTGGATTGGTCCGACGACGGCGGGTACACGTTCCAAGGCGGGCCGCGCACGCTGGCAGCGGGCATCCGTACCGGGCGGACCCGCACGCGGGTCTATACGACGCGGCTGGGCAGCTTTCGCGAGCGGGTGTTCCGGCTGACCATGAGCGGGCTGACGACGGTGTTCGCGGCCGACGCTGACATCGCCGCTGGGGCTTCGTGAATGTCGGTTGCGAATGACCTGATGCCGCGCCAGCCGATTGGGCCGTTGCCGGAGAACACGCTGGCACCGGCGCCGACGTGGGCCGATGCGGCGGCGTGGCATGGGCAGAACCTGGGCGAGACGTGGCAGGCGATGCAGCAGCCGCAGACGTGGCGCGATGCCGCGTCGCAGTATGGCAACGCGCTGATGATGGGCACCACGGCGCCGGGGATGCGGGGCGGGGCGAGCCTCGATAATCCAGCGTTCGCCAAGTGGTTCGGCAAGTCGCAAGTCGTGGATGAGGCGGGGAAGCCGTTGACGCTCTATCACGGCAGCGGGCACGACATCGCGCAATTTGATACCTCACGCGGATCGCAGACCACCGGCAACGTCACCGCACCGTGGGGTTCGTTCTTCACGCCATCCGCGAAAGAGGCGTCGCGATATGCGACCGAGTTTCATGGTTCCGGCCAGAACATCACGCCCGTGCATCTGAAGATGGAAAACCCATACGAGATGACACGCGGTGAGTGGGACAAGCACGCCATGACGGTGTTCCGGGGTCAGATGACGCAAGAGGAGGCCGTCGCCGCGGCGGCAGATTTCAAGGCGAAATTAGCTGAAGCCGGCCATGATGGCATTGTCATCAAAGGACGAGGCTTCAACAACGAATACGTCGCTTTCGATCCGACACAGATCAAATCCGCCATCGGCAACCGAGGCACGTTCAGCCCGACCGATCCGCGCATCACCTACGGCGCGGCTGGTCTCGCGGCCGGCGGCGCGGCAGCCGGAGCGCAGCAATGAGCCTCGCATTCCTCATGGCGCTTGAACCGCTCTGGAACCCTACACGTCAGGGCGATTTCCGCATCTGGTATTGGGGAGCGCAGCAATGACGGCAGACCCGCGGCTGGATCCGCCGATCGCCGCCGATACGCTCGACGGCTTGGGCAAGCATTCGTATGCCTGGACGAACTACCATCAGGAGGTGGCGGATCGGATATACGGCCTGCCGGCCAAGCTGCGCGCGGGCGTCAGCGACGGCTCCGACGCGGCGGCTGGCGACGTTGGCGAGTATCTGGAGGCGACGTTCGCCGGCCCGGTGTCATTGCCGAGCCTTACCACCGTGGATCTTGGTTCGCTGCCGCTGACGGCGGGCGACTGGGATGTGAGCGGGGTGGTGGTGTTCCTGACCGCGACCGGGATGGCGATGGCGCAGGCGTGGGTTTCCACGGCTTCGGTGACGCCGCCGCCGACGCTGGGCCGCGGCATCATCGTGCTGACGCCGGGGCTGCTGCTGGCCGGCACGCGGCTGAACAGCGGCCCGCTCAGAGTGTCGCAGGCGTCGGCGGGGCCGGTCTATCTCGGCGCGTTCGTCACGGCATCGGGGGCGGTGACGGCGGCGGGCACGATTCGCGCGCGGCGGATGCGGTGAATGCCGCCGCCGTTCGTGGTATTCGCCTTGCCGAGAAGCCGCACGGCGTGGCTGGCGCAATGGCTCGGCAGCGTCGCGGGCGCGCCGGTTGCGCATGATCTGGCGATCGAGTCCGACACGATAGACGCCTGGCTCGAGGTTCTATTCCGCGGCGTTCGCGGCACTGTCGAGACCGGCGCCGTCGAGGGTTGGCCGATCCTGCGGCGGGCGATTCCGGATTGCCGGATTGCCGTGGTGCTCCGCCCGCTTGCGCAGGTCGTGGCCTCGCTGAAGGCGATGGGCCTGCCGGTGCCGCTGGCCGATCTGGAACGCCGTGCCGCGGCGCTTGAGGAGGTCGCACGCGAGCCAGGCGCACTGGTGCTGCAGTATAACGCTCTCGCCGATCCGCGGGCCTGTGCGGTGCTGCAGGAGCATTGCCTGGGCCTGCCGTTCGACTGGCTGACGTGGCTCGCCTTCGAGCGCCGTAACGTGCAGCTCGACCTGCCGGCGCGCATGGCGCGGCTGGCGGTGCGACACGACGCCATCGAGCGGCTGAGGGCTGAACTTGTGGAGCGGCTTGCCGCCCCTGCACCGTTCGTGAGCGTTGGCGAGGAACGCTGGGGCGATGTCGCCGACGCCATGCTGGCGATGTCGGAGGGGCACTTCGCCGAGGCGACCGAGGGCCTGGATGGCGGGTTCAACCCGGATCGTGCCGCGCTGGCGGCGATCGATGCGGCGGGGCTGTGGCGGTGCTTCCTGGCGCGGGTGGATGGCGCGCTGGCCGGATATTGCACCTGGGTGCGCGATGTATCGATCGAGTCGGACATGCCGCCCACGATGGTTCATGGCCCGTTCTATGTAGCGCCGGAACACCGCGCGCACCGGCTCGGCCTGCGGCTGCTGGACGTGTCGCGCCGGACTTTCGAGCGCGAGGGGATCGCGGTGCTGCGGCTGCACCACACGATGCACGGGCGGGGTGTTCGTGCCGGCCGGCTGTATCAACGCCTGGGCGCGGTCGAATATCAGCGCGAATACCTGTGGCGGATAGGAGCGTAACGTAATGCCTAGCATTTCGGTGCCCACCGCGGTTGCCATTGGCAGCGCCGCATTGTCGGCTGGCACGGGGCTGGCGCAGTCCGGCGCGGCATCGAGCGCGGCGGGCAAGGCCAACGCGGCGCAGACGCAGGCGGCGGCAATCCAGCGCAACGACCTGATGCCGTGGGCCACCACGGGCGGCGCGGCGAATACCGCTAGCGCGGACCTGCTGGGCCTGAACGGGCCGGACGCGGCAACCGCGGCGATGGGGAATTACCGCACCTCGCCCGGCTACCAGTGGCAGATGAGCGAGGGGCTGCGCGGTGTGGACGCGGGCGCGGCGGCGAAGGGTATGCTGCGGTCGGGGGCCACGCTGAAGGCGGAACAGGCGTTCGGCGCGGGATTGGCGGACAGTGATTTTAATTCATATTACGCGAAGCTCTTTGGAATGTCGCAACTTGGAGAGAACGCGGCGGCGGGGCAGGGTGCTGGCGCCATCAAAACCGGCGAGGGCATTGCACAGACCGATGCGAGCGCGGGCCAGGTGCAATCCTCGATTTACGGCAACGCCGGCAAGGGACTGGCGACCGGGATTAACTCGCTGTTCACGCCGGATGCCAGCGGCTTCACGCCGCTCGGCGGGTTCCAGAATGCGAACACGACACTTAGCCCGACACAGATCAGCGCGTTCGCCGCGCCCAGGGGCTTCTGATGGCGCTGTTCACCGCCTCCGAGACGGTCTCCCCGTGGCTCACCACGAACGACCTGCTGGTGCCGCGCGAGTTGGCGCTGCGGCAGGGGCAGTTCGGTATCCAGCAACAGAACGCGCTGATGGCGCAGGAGCAGCATCAGCAAGCGACGGATGCGAACTCGACGGAATATCTCGCGCGCGCGGCGCAGGGGCTGCTGTCGGCGAGCGGCGGGGATGAGGCGAAAGCCGCCGCGGCGTATCCCGACGCAATCGCGTCGTTGCCGCCGTCGCTGCGCGGGCGTGCGCCGGCGTCGTGGCCTGGAATGGCCGCGATCCAGCGGGCCGCCGCGATGGGCACGTCGAGCGCGGAGCAATACAAGACGCAGCAGTCGGGCGTGGCAGGCGCGGGCGTGGGTGCCGCCTATGGGTTCGGGCCGGGGGCCTCCGCGGCTCCTGGGTCGGGGGCAACGGATATCCCCGGCACCAAGGAGGAGGTGCTGGCTGCGATCATGCAGCGCGAAAGCGGCGGGCAGAACATCCGCAATCGTACTGGGCCGGGCGGTACGCCGGAGAGCACCGCCAGCGGCTATTACCAAATGATCGATCCGACCTGGTTGGAATACGCCAAACTGGCAGGCGTCGATACCGCCCAATACCCGACCGCCATGTCGGCACCTAGAGAGGTGCAGGCCCGTGTCGCTGGCTTGCTTTACGACCGGCAGGGGCAGCGGCCATGGGCGGCATCGGCTCCCCGCGGGCAACAGGCCAACGCCGCGCCCGTGGCGCCCGCTGGCGGCGCCCAGCAACCCGCGCCATACAAGGTGGCGTCTCTCACCCCAACGGCGCCACCGACGCCCCCTGCGGCGGCAGCGGCGCTACCTGATGCCGAGGCGACCAAACAGGCCCAAGCCACAGGCCAGCCGGTAGAAATCCTGGGCGGCAATGGGACGTGGGCGCTGCCGAATGGTGGCGTTACTAGCACGCCTCCTGCCGCTCCAGCCCCGGCGCAGACCGTCGCTCCGGCGCAGACCGCGCAGGCCGCGCCGGCACAGCAGGTGGCACCGGCCGCGCCCGCCGCTGCGCAGATGCCGGCGGAGCTGCAGACCGATGCGCACGGGCTGACGGCGCGCGACCGGGCGGAACTTGCGCCGATGTATGACTTGATGGCGAAGGGGCGGCTGCCGGCGACCACGTTCCAGACCGAGGCGCAGCAACGTGTGGCGTTCAACGCGGCGCGGCAGGACAAGTGGACCGCGCAGCAGACCGCGGCGCGGACGGAACAGCGGGCGGTCGATAAGGCGGCGATGGAAGCGGCGGAGAGGGCCAAGCCCTACCAGGGCACCGGAATGGAACAGCAGGACGTGAATATCGTCGATGCTGGCGACGACGGCTCACGCCGATACGCTGGCGCCCATGCGCGGCTTGCGGCGCCGAAGTACTTCCCCGATGGAAGCGTCGTGCGGCCAGACATGTCCGCCTACGACATACCAACTTTTAAAGGCGCGGCTGGCGGACCTGATCCTGGAATGAGCAAAGCTGCGACTACCCCGCCGCCGGCGGTTGTCGAAGGCATGTTGGGCAACGTCCAGTCGGTGCGCCAGATTGACAAGGCTCTGGCTGAACTCGATCGCCGAAAAGGTGCTGGCGTTGGTTGGCTGGCTGGCAGCACCCCAGCAATAATCCTGAACCGCACCGATCCCGAAGGCGTTGCGTTGCGTGCCTTGATTGCCGACATCGGCAGCCTGAAAATTCACGATCGCAGCGGCGCGGCGGTGTCTGCGTCGGAATCACCGCGGCTAATGCCGTTCATTCCCTCGATCAGCGATCCGCCCGAAGCTATCAAGGACAAGCTGACCAAGTTCCGCCGCGAATATCAGGCGGCGTTACAGGACTCGTATCAGGTCTATGGTCCGAAGGCCGGCGGCAAGGCGTTGGAGCCGGTCGAGGCGGCACTGAAGGGTTACAGCGACAAACCGGCCACGGCTGTTACGCCTGACCATCCACCGTTGCCTCCCGGCTTCAAGGTGATCCAGTAAATGCCGATCGCATCGGATGGCGCCGGCAACTTTTTGACGCTCGGAAGTGACGGGCAGTGGGCACCCGCGACCGTCGCAACGCATCCCGAGTCCGGCGCTAAGCTGATCCTCGACGGGAGTGAATGGAAGCCGCTGCCGGGCAGCGAGCCGAGCCATATCGGCTCCGCGCTGCGCGGCGTGGTGCGTGGTGCAACGTTTGGCTTCAACGATGAACTGCGCGCCGGCACCGACGCGCTGGCGCAGGGCGTCGGCAACTTGATCCACGGCAGCGAAGGCCGCCCCTCGATGGGGCAGGCGTACGACACCAGCCTGGCCGCCAACCGCGAGGCCGACCGGCAGGATTATGCGACCAACCCGGTATCAAGCACCGCAGGCGATCTGGTCGGCACGGTTGGGGGTGTTCTGGCCGCGCCGGAGGCGCTCGCCGCGAGCGGAGTTGCTCGTATTGCCGCACCGTTGGCCGCACGTATTCCGCAAGCCGTTCGCACGGTTGGCGGTGTGGCTGGAGGGGGCGCCTTGGCCGGCGGCGTTGCAGGGTTCGGCTCCGGCGAAGGTGCATCCAATCGTCTCGACCAGGCGGCGACCGGCGCGGTGGTTGGCGGCACCATTGGAGCACTGACCCAGGGAGCGGGGCGGCTGCTCGCGCCGGTTCGGTCTGTTCGGACACCAGAGGGCGCGGCGCTGGTGGCGGAGGCGCAGCGGGAGGGCATCCCTCTCTCGGCTGGGCAGATCACCGGCAGCCGCGTGCTGCAGAACGCCGAGGAGCGGCTCGGGCAGTTGCCTGGAGCGGCCGGCGGACAGGCTCGCTTCGTTGGCGAGCAACGGCGGGCGTTCAATAGCGCGGCACTTAGCCGAACCGGAGAGGTGGCGGACATCGCGTCGCCCGAGGTGCTGAACCGTGCATCGCAGCGCATCGGCGGCGTCATCAACAACATTTCCAACCGCAACACGATGGCGGTCACGCCGCAATTCGAGGCGCGGCTCGGGCAAATCGAGGGCAGTCTCCGATTTATTCCGGCCGAACAGGCTGGGCCGGTTCGTGCCAGGATCGAGCAGCTTCGCGGGATGATGATCCAACCGCAGGCAACAAGCGGAGGCACGCCGCATGTTCCTGGTGCATCGTACCAGTTGCTGGACAGCGAGATCGGCAAAGCGATTCGGTCGGCCGGACCAAGCCACGGGTATCTAGCGGCGGCGCTCGGAGATCTGCGCACGACCCTACGCGCCGCGATGGATGCCAGCATAACGCCCGGTGACGCGGCGGCCTGGCACGAGGCGCGGCGGCAATATGCCAACCTGATGGTGATCCGCGATGCGACCAGCGGGGCCGGCGGTGCGGTTGCGGAGGGTAACGTCTCGCCCCTGGCGCTTCGTGGCGCGCTCGATCGCTCAACCGGCGGCGGCTACGAGATGGGACGGGGCGATCTGAACCAGTTGGCGCGCATCGGGCAGAACACGTTGCGCGGTCTGCCGGACAGTCACACGCCAGCCGGCAGCTACATGAACAGCCTGTTGACCGGGGGGTTCCTAACCGGCGGCGGAGCGGGGATTGGCGCGATGGCTGCTGGCCCGGTCGGCGCGGTGGCTGGTGCGGTCGCGCCCGTGGCTCTGCCGGCAGCGATAGGTGCCGCAATGCGCAGCCGGGCGGGACAGGCGTATCTTACGAATCAGCTTGGGCCGGCGCTTCAGGGGCCGATCGACGTGACGGCGGCGGCACTCGCCGCGCAGGCTGCCCGTCATCGTTGGGCAAGGGACTGACTGGCAGCGTCAGGAAGATCATAAACATGACCAGGCAGATTATCAGGAAGAAACCAAGCAAGCCCACGTCCACCTCCATCAATGCCCCGTATCCTACCACACCACCCCTGAACATTCCACTAAGGCATAGACTACGGGGGTATGGCGCGAATCCGCGCGGCGTGGCCGAATGCGGGCCGGAGATGAACCGATGACCTAGAAATAGCGAAGGGCCGCCACAAGGGCGACCCCACACCGATGTTCTAACTGCCAAGACAGAGCATCGGACAATTTGCGCCGGATTGCAAGAGTGGGATTCGCTCGCCCCGACGGCTGCCCTCTGCGAAGGGGGGACAGTGCTCACAGACAGCCAGGCTTTCGTTTGGCGTCAACGGCTTAGGGACGAACGGTCGATCCGCAACATCACTGACACCCACATCCGCATCCTGGAGTACACCGCCGGGTTGATCGAGGCCGGCGACGCCGAGCCGAGGCAGGCCGACGTAGCGGCGGCCCTGGGATACGGCGTGCGGACGGTAGGAGACGCCTACAGGCGGGCGAAGGGTCTGGGGCTGCTGGACTGGGAGGCGCAGTTCCGCACCGTGGACGGCCAGCGCAGGCGCACCGTGAACCGCTATTGGCTGCGAATGCCGGACGTCACGCCGGCGCCGCGGCCCGACTTGCGCCGGCACCGCAAGCCACCTCTTCCTCTTAAGCTACTTACTTACTGCTCGGCACACTCCGCCGTGCCGTTGACGGGCTTCGCGGAACGGTTTGCGGCCAAACTCGTGGAGGAAAGAAGGCTGCGGCAGTTCAGGGCCGCTGGCTCGGGGAAGTCCACATAGCCCCAACGAGCATACCGGCGCCGATACAGAGCAAAATCCAAATACTCACAGCACGTTCTCCTAATGCTCGCCCCAAAGGCGGGCGTTGTGCAGCAGCGGCATCAGATGCGGCGACCGGCGCAGTTCCCATGCCGAAAGGCACAGGTCCAGCAAGACCTGGTTGAGCCGATGCCAGCGCCGGATCATGACCACCTGCCACGTAAGCAGTGCGACGTTGGCCACGACGCAGACCACGGCCACGATATCGAGCCAGGACATCGGCGCCTCCTAGCTATGGAACAGCCAGAAGCGGCCGATGGCCACTCCGACCCCCAGAGCGGCGGCAATCGCCAGGACGGCCTGCACCGCGAACTTGCGACCCTCCATCCTGATTTCCTGCCGTAGCCGCTCGACCTGCGTTGTCATAAGCATGTCCTTCAGTTCCTGGCGTTCATCGTCGGTCACGCTGATCGCTTCCGAGGGCGGCCGGGCCGACGCGGCTCAAGGTTTCGCTGTCGCCGGGTTCGTACCCACTCGATAGCCGGCACGGTCTCTACGTACGCTTTGTTTCCGATGTACTGGACCGGCATTCCTTGGGCGATCCAGGCGTAAACGGTGCGGGACGAGCGGTTCAGCGCCGTTGCGAAATCAGCAATATCCGACAGCCCTGCCATTGCAAGGGCGCGTATTACATCGACTGATGAACTGTCATTCATGGCGGTATATTGCAACAGATTGCACCCAATGTCAATAGGACAATCGCATGTGCTTCTCTCTCGCCGGCCTGCTGTTTTTCCTCATTTGGCTTGTCGTGGTTGCCGCCGTGGTGGCGATCCTGCGGCTGCTGCTGCCCTACGTGCTGTCGATGCTGGGCGTGGCCGGGGATCTGGTGATGCGCGTGCTGAACATCATCGTGATCGCGGTCGTGGTGATAGCCGTGATTTACCTCGTGATTGAATTGCTCCAGTGCCTGTCGCCCGGCCTGCCCCGTCTGCGATGACCGATGCCATCGCCATCGCGGTTCAGGACGCCCGCATTACGCACCTCGACCGGCGGCTGGATGAGGCGATGGAGACGCGCGACAAGGCGCTGGAGGTCGCGCTCGCATCCCGCGACAAGGCGCTGGCAGTCGCGCTCGAAAGCCTCAACGCACATCTGGGCGTGATGAACGAGTTCCGAAACGCCATGTCGGACCAAGCCGGGCGGTTCATCACCAGAGCCGAACATGAGGAGTTCGGCCGGCGCATCGCGGACATCCAGCTTAGCGCGCAGACGATCCACGGTGAATACGTGCCGCGTGTGGACATGGCGATCCAGACCACCAGGCTCGAAAACATCGAACGCCGGATGGCGGAATTACAGGGCCGATACGCAATGGTCGCGCTGATGTTCGGCGCGCTCGCCACGGTCGCCGGCCTGGTCGCGGTGTGGTGGCCCAAAGTCGTGCCGTTAGCACATTAGGATACAAACTCATGCCCATCACCATTGAAGTCCCGGCGCCGAGCCAGGCGTCGTTTGACGAATGCTATGCGGAGCTTGATACCTTGATTGCCTCGCACGCGGAGTTGCTGACGGCGCATGCGGCGCTGACGGCGCGGGTCGCGAAGCTCGAACCGCCGATCGTGCTCTCGAAGCCGTGGACGACGATCCCACCGGCTAGCGAGATCATCACGGTTGACGGCCGCATCACTGTCGTCAACGGCGTCGTTATGCGCGATGGCGTCCCGCTCGGGCACAGTGATCATGTTGTCGCATGCTTCAACGACCTCGCTGGCCGTGTGTGGCAGCAATCCAGCGTTACCGGCGCGATCTGTTGGAGCTGGAACGCCACCACTTGGGTCTCGGGTCCTGATCCGCGTGCCCCCGTCATTCCGCCTACAAACACGCCGCGTGCGCGGATGATTGCGTACCTTCGGAGTATCGCCGGCAAACAGTGTCTGATCGGGCAGATGAGCAATGACGGTGGCAAGGAATTTGCCGACGACGTGGCGGCGCTCGGGTTCAGTCCGGCGATCATGTTTCAAGACCCTTGGGCCGCGCAGTGGGCCGGCAATGCGCCGTTCTGGGCGAACTTCATGCCGAGCGCGATGGCGCATGTGAAAAGCGGCGGCATCTTCGGCATGAGTTTGATGCTGCCGAACCCGGTCAATCTCGGCCCGTCGATGAACGGCCCAGCGGTCGATCCGGTGTTGCTGCTGACGCCGGGCTCGGCGCTCAACGGCGCGCTCAATCGCATGCTCGACCAGGCGGCGGGCCTGCTGCAGCAATTCAAGGATGCCGGACATGCGGTGCTGACGCGGTTTCTGCTTGAGCTCGACGGCGGCTGGTTCTGGTGGGGCGACGGGCACTTTTCCAACGCGCAGCAGACGCAGCTTTACCGCTACATCGTCAACTATCTGCGCGTGACCAGGCAGCTCGACAATCTGCTGACGACGTTCGCGATCAATGGCGGGCCGGGCGACTACGAGTTTCCTGGCGTGGACGTGGTGGATATTGTCGGCATCGACGCCTACACCAACAATCTCGCTGGCTACAAGGCGGTGTGCGACAAGCTGATCGCGCAGGCCCCGGACCTCGTATTCGCGTTGACCGAGTTCGGCAGCGGGACGCCGGTCCTGGTCAACGCGGCTTACAACGTGGCGCAGATAAAGATCGACATCAAAGCTGCGTTTCCGCGTGCGGTCTACATCGACTTCTGGTCAGGCTGGGGACCCAATCAGATGGTCAATGCCAAGGCGGCGCTGTCCGATCCGTTCTGGATCAACAAGTCGCAGGTGCAGGTGCCTTAGGGGTGGTTCGTTGTTTGGTCTGTCATAACTTCACCACCTCCATCTCGACGTATCGCCGCGCCTCCTCTTGCGTCGCGGCGTAGCCGGCGGCGGTCGTGGTCACATAGCGGCATCTCCCGTCGATTTCTGGCCCGACCTGACCGAGCCATTTCTTGCGCATGACCAGTTCCAGATTGTTGCCGAACTTGGTCGGTCGCCAGCGCGGCTGGGCGGTTCGTGGTTCGCTCACTGTGACGCACCTCTGCGCAGCAATGCTGCCATAGCTATTGCCCACGTCCGGTTCGGCTTCATAGCATTGTCAGTCTCACCTAACCCCACGAAGGAACGCGCGTGAGCAACAGACAACGTAGATGGTGGACGAGACGGGCACGAAAGGTGGCGCAGATGGTCGCCGATGTCACTGCTGCGGCTGACAGGCGGCCGGAGGACTTTGGCATGAGGATCAACGCCATGTCGGCTAAGCGAGAGTTCACGCGGGTCATGGCTGAGTGCCGCCCCTTCCTGCGCAACACCTGAGACCCCCGGTCGGAGGAGGGATCATTGAAAGGCTTTTGTGGTTCACTTTCAAAGATAACCCGATCCGCAGACTGCCGGTAGTGACGGTAGGCAGCGGGAGGATGCCCCGCACTATTGCACTAAACCCCGGTGAGGAAAGCACAATGCTGCTGACGACGCAGGAATATTGCGGGAACTGGTCAAATGATGAGCTGGCCCGAACCCTCGCCTTTAAGCGCCTCCGTCTAGCCGACATCGATCGCCAGCGTCAGAGTGTCGGTCTCGACATCACTCTGATCGAGGCTGAAGTATACAAGCGCGAGGTCGGCGCGGCTCGTGAAGCATCGTGCGGTTTCGTCTGATGAAGCGCGCACGGAAAGCGTGGAATGGCGGCAGCCGAGAGGCGGCGATGGCTGCTTCCGAGCAGGCCACGCAGGAAGCTATCGCCTCGGGGTGCGAGCGGTGCCCAACATGCGCCGGTGACGGTCTCTTGCAAGATCCGTTGCGTGTTTGTCCGACCTGCGGTGCTGCCGGATTCCTGGTGCCCGCTGGCGGCATGCCGGCGCGTTACACCTAACCCCACCATCAGCCCGCCAGCAACTTTTCCTCCCCCACGATCTCGACTTCAGGCTCGTCCGCATCCGGCTCCGGCTCGGCGAACTTACCGAACGCCAACGCCAGCATCTCGCTCAACCTGGCACGCACGGCAGCCGGCGCTGTCGCGGTCGCGGTGCCGACGCTGTGGTGGCCGCCGATCCGCACCACCTCGTCCTGGCTCTGGGCGGCGGCCAAGAGCGCGTCCAAGTTCTTCAGCCACTGCGTGCCGTTCGGCTCGTCGAGCGGCGCCAGCCATGCGTCCGCGGCCGGCGGGGCCGGTGCCCGCACCACCGCGGCGCGCGGCATTGGGGCGGCGGCGGCGCGTAGCGGCACCGCCGGGCGGGCGGCAGCGGGCGGCTCGGCTTCGATTGTCTGGCCGTTGAACACCTCGCGGCCCTCCATCTCCTCGGCCGTATAGCCGGCCGAGAACTCGGGGAACGCCATGCGCAATGCCTGGCTCTCGGCGCACTTCGCGAGTTGCCCATAAGCCCGCTTTCGCCACATCCTGTTGGGAGCGTCGGTGCTGCGTCCCGCTGTCGCGTAGTTCTCTAGCCAGCGTTCATTCGCGACAAACTCGCGCGCCTGACCTTGCACGATGCGTTTGACGGTAACGCGGCACCACGCCGGAAACACCACGGTTTCATCGCCCCAGACCTTCGTTACGTCGGGGCCAAACTCCGGCTCGCTCTTGCCGCCATACTCGCCGCTGCGCGCCGCCTTGATTCTGTAGTCTGCGATCCCCGGCATGAGGACATCGCGCATTTCCCATCTGTCGGGATTTGACGATACCTTGACGCTTGTCGGCACGATGTGGACGGGCTTTAGAAACGGGTCCATTCCATTCGCCCGGCAATACGCCAGGACAAGCTGAATGCTCTCCGGTTTGGCGCCGGGATAGAGGGAATTACCCAGGATGCGGATGACATCCTGTTCGCTCTCAGTGCCGACAACAGTCATCTCACTCATAGTCGTCTCCAATCAGCGGGTGCGGATTACGTTAGGGGAACAATCCCTTTTGCCTTGCGGTCATGGTAGGAAGCGCGCATTTCAGCGCGTCTTTTATCGGGGTTGGCCCAATAGGCTGCCTGAGCATTTGACCTTACTTGGTCAAGATTATCGGCCACATATCTTTTGCGCCGCGCCCGTTCCTTTTCACGATTAGCCTCGCGATGTCGCCGGCCGGCTTCGCGCTGACATATCGAACAGACGCGACTTCCATAGACATTGCGCCGGTCAGTGTATTCATGGCCATTACGGCAATGTGTCTTTAGGGCTTGGACTGGATTTCCCATTCTGCCCTTACTGGCTGCGTCGGCCGAATTATCTGCGCTTGTTCCCCAGAACAGATGAGCAGGATTGACGCATGATCGAACATCGCAACCATGACACGCCATCATTCCATCGCCTTTGGTGCCGGTCGCCAACTGGAGCGACAGACGATGAGCCCGTATCCGCCCGCTCGTGCCTGTGCTGATAATCCCGTATCCCTGTTCGTTGATAGTTCCAGACCAAAGCCAACAGCCACTCTCGGAGACCGTGTACGTCCGATGGAAATACGCCACCGGATCGCGTGGTTTCGGGCCGCGTTTAGCCATTACCTTACTCGTACCACCAAATGAGGCATTGGATTTCCCAACTCCGCGCCGCTCACCGGCCCGTCCTTCAGCGCCTTGGCGACGGCGTGCAGATCGGGCGCGGTGCGCAGCAGTGACGGCGGGATCAGCGTGGGATCGGTAATGATGGCCTTCGTGCGCCGCTGGATCGAAGCGGTATAGGCTGCGCGCTCGATCGGGCGTGTTATCTCCAGGGCCTCGAGCATCGCCAGCGCAGTGGTGCGCAGCCGATCCTTGCGGGCCTTCAGTCGTGTCGCGCGGGCCGCCGCCATCTCCGCGAGCACAGCATCGGCCATCGAGTTCTCGATGATGCGGTCCAGCACGGCGAACACGTCAGTCTCCCCGTCCAGCGTGTCCACCAGGATCCGGTCGTCATCGGCAAGCGTGCCGTCCTCGCCGATGAGCTGCGCGCGGAGTTCCATCGCGGCCGACATGGCGCGCTCGACGCGCCACGGGCTGGGCGCGGTCGTGCTCATGGCTGGGCATCCAAGATGGTTTGAATGTATGGGCGGATACGGGCGGCATTCTTTTGGATGGAATTTTGTAGCCGCAGCAGCTTCCCTTGGGCATCAAGTGGCGATGCGGCGTTTTTTACATCATCGGACATTTGAACGATAACACCCAGGATAGCGGCGACGTGATTGGCAGATTGCGCCAATGTCGGCGACTTCGCAGTCGTGCTCATGGCTGAGCGGCCCCCGCCGCGGTGCGCGCCAGCCGCCCCTCGGGGATGCAATCCAAAAGCGCCGTCGTGACCTCGAATGGCAGCGTTTCCAGCACCGACACGCGATCGGCGCAGTCCAGCAGCAGCTCGGTGATGGCGGCCAACTCCTCCGCCGATGGTGCGGTGCCGCGGGCGGCGTGCCCCAGCAGCATGTCGGCGATGCCGCCCAGGCTGTCGCTAATCATGCCACCAGCTCCGGCGGCGCGTCGGTTGGCGGCACCTCCTTGAGCCGGCGTCGCACGCGGGTGCGGCCGTCGCCGAGCGTCATCAGCAGCGCCTCCACCTCCATCAGCCGCGCGGTGGCGTGGGCAACGTCGGCCTCCAGTGCTGCCTTGCGTGCCTGCAAATGCTGGATGATGGGATCGGTGTCGGTGTCGCTCATGGGTCGGTGTCCTCATCACATGCGGTCGGCACGATGCCCGTGCCGCAGCAGGTCTCGCAGTCGCGGCCGGTGCGGTGCTGATAGTACGGATCATCGAAGCTGGGCCGGGACACGAGCTCGCGCCCCTCGCCCTCGCAGTCGTCACACCAGGCGGCGCCGGACGGTAGCGTCACGGCTCGCCGGCCTCGCGGACCAGCGCCTCGGCCAAAAGCCGGCCGCGTTCCGCGCTGGCCATGTCGAGGGCCGGCGGGGGGATTGCAGAATTATATCCGTTGACGATGCGGAATTGCCCGCGTGAACCCGCGTGTATAACACTCGGATATTGCCCCATTTCGGACGTATTATCGCGAACATAACGCGAAAATGACGGCGAATTATGGCTTGCCAGCGCCAGCGGAACTGGGTTTACAGTGCTATGGCTGCGAGACGCCCAACGTTCGTCAGTTGCAGTCGCCGACCCTCCACAGGCCGACGCCGTTTCGCCTAAGGCTGCTTTCGGGGAATGGAGGGAAGATTGACGATCCGGCACGGCTGCCTCCGCTTTGACGGAAGCAATATTCCAGATTTTCTGTCACGCATCAACAGCCGAGTTGTCAAAATCCCTATCGAAGCCGGAATTCTTTGCCGTGTCCGGTTCTTCAAGTGGCCATTTTATACCGAGTCGCCTGCGACCGGCCGCGCTTCCTTGCGCCTGCCGAAAATCCCGAAGGAGCGGCGCCACCGCCGTCCGTCGCGTTCTGGCGGTTCAATGGAACCTCCACCCCCTGCTCAAGCGCCTCCAACTTTATCGCCAGAGCTGATGGAAGCGCGTCCGATATCCCCCGAAAAATCCAATCGAGGGTGAGGCCCCGGCGTTTCAGGCATAATTCGTTCATCCACTTGGTCGGGGGCAGGTTATAGCCCTGAAGCCAGTTGCTGACCTGGCTCCGTTCCGCCCCGAGGAATTCCGCCAATTCGGCGACGGTTTTCATATCCAGATCCGCCATCACGGCGCGGAGCCTGAGCGCGACCTGTTTCGGGTGTAAACCATACGCCATCGCGGACAGGGTGGCAGAAAAACTGCCGCTTGTCGCCGTCTCAGTAAGGTTGTTGTCAGCCGACAAATTTGTTGTCACACTCATGGGATGACCACCGACGAGATGATAGCCGCGTTTGGCGGCAGGGATGTGGTGATGGAGATCACCGGCGCGGCACGGAATGCCGTGAATAATTGGCGACATGACGGCGTGCCGTACAAGCACCACAAGGCGCTGATCGAGGCGGCGGAGCGGCGCGGCATCGCGGGAATTACGCTCTGCTCGCTACACACCACGCGCACCACTAAGCAGGCAGCCTAGGCTGTGTGCGCAAGCGTACGGTGGTATGCTGTTGGCAGCCATTGGCAGGCGCTCACCCGTCTCGTCGTGGTCAGCGGCGCGTCTGGTTCCAACACCTGGCGCGTCGCGTTCTGTATGCAAACATACAACATCGCGTTGTGCAAGAATCCGCATCGACCGGGTGCGCGATGAGCGGCGCGCGGCTCGTCTGCATTGTCTGCGAAGGCCCCGCCGCGGCGCTGACCGAGATCGGCCTGTGCCCCACCTGTGACAGCCACCCGGTGCTGGTGGCGGCGTTCGCCGAGGGCCTGGCGCGCATCCGTGCGGCCATGGCGCAGCGCGAGGAGCCGGCGCATGGCGGCTAAGTGGAAAACGCCGAAGGCGATGGAGCTGATCCGGGTGCGGCGCGCGCAGGGCGTGAGCTTCGGCCCGATTGCCCGCGAGATCGGCAACGGCTGCACGACCAATGCGGCCATTGGCGCATCGCACCGGGCCAACTATCCGCGCGGGCCGGCGCGCAATCAGTTCGTATCCTGGACCAAGGCCGAGACCGCGATTCTGCGCGCCAATTCGGAGTTGCTGATGCCGGCGCTGCGGCGGCTGCTGCCGGGGCGCACCCGTCAAGGCATCCAGCGCAAGCGGCGCTCGCTGAAGCTGGTTGGGCCGGTGATCGGCACGCATGGCGGGCGGTGGCCGGAGCGGGCGCATACGGTGCCGGCGCTGGCCTCGCTGGTGGCGGAGCGCACATCGCCGCGGCGTCGTCAGCCGGTGGTGGCGCCGCCGCCGGTGCGGACCATGCCGCCGCCGGGGTCGGTGCCGCGGGAGTTTGGCTGCCAGTTCATCTCCGGCGACGTGGGCCGGCGCGGCTGGCGGTTCTGCGGCGAGCCGCCGGGCGAGTTGGGTTCGCCGTGGTGTTCATTTCACAAGTCTGTTTGTTACGTGCGCGCCTTGCGTGTCGAGGTGGACGCATGAGCGCGGCGAAAGCCAAGCCGCGTCCGTTCAAGCTCACGCGGCCGATCGTACGCGAGCATCCGCTGCAGAAGCTGATTGCCGATGTCCTGCGGCTGGAGATCGCGCCGGCCGGGCGTGTGTCCCGCGAGGGCGTGGTGTGGTTCAGCATCGACTTTGCCGACTTCGGCGGCGTGGCGCCTGGCGCGCGCGTGGGTCGCGGCGTGGTGGCGGGGCCGCCCGACATCGTGGTGCTGTGGAGCGGACGTGCGCACTGGATCGAGGTGAAGGCGGAGGACGGGCACCTGTCCGACGCGCAGAAGTCGGTGATCACCGCACTGCTGGCGGCACAGTGTCACGTCGGCGTGGCGCGAGACGCAACCGAAACGCTGCGCTGCCTCGATATGTGGGAGATCCCGCGCGCGCATCGGACCTGGGGATTCACGCCATGAGTCAGCGTATTGGGCCGCACCCGATTTTCTACACGCTGCTGCTCGCGGCGGCGCTGTGGGTGCCGCTGATTTGGTTGGTCCTGGGATGAACACCTTTGGCAGCACACTGTGGTCCGCGGATGAGGTGAGGGCGTTGCGCGATCTGTACGCGACACACACGGCGCAGCAGATCGGTATGCTGCTGGGGCGTAGCAAGTCGAGCGTCGAGCACAAGATCCAGGCGCTGAACCTGAGCCCGAAAGGCGCGCACAAAGGCGCGCACGCCGAGGCGCCGTCAGCGACGCTGCGCGAGGAGATCGCCGCGGCCCGTGCCGAATGGGCGACGGCGCCGCTTTACCGGCCTGGCTCGCGCGATGACTGAGCCGCGCCAGCCACCCGCATCGTGCCCTGCGCCATGTCGATCCGCTCGGTCGTGGGCATCGGACGGGCCAGCGCCAGCGCGACATAGCGCTCGGCCAGGCGGTGCAGGGCGTCGCGGGTTTCCGCCGTGGTGGCTTCGGCAGCCATGCCCCGGTGCTGAGCGGCGCGATAGATCAACTGGGCGGCGGAGAGGGTTGATAGCGGTGCGCGGGTCATGGGCGGTGTCCCGAAAGGGCCGCCGCGCCGTCGTCCGTCTCGACGCGGCGGCCAGGTTGCCCCTTGTCTGTGGGGACGGCGGTTGTGTGCGCGCGATGGCGGCGGCACGCAAGGGTTGCGGGAGCGTGAAACGAGGAGGGAACAATGCCAACCAAAACATTATCGCCGGCCGCCGATCTGATAACCGCTGCGATGGCGCTCGCTGATCAGGTTCACACGCTTGACGAGCTGATCGCCACAACGCCGGCGGGTTCACCTAGCGTGGTGGTCTCGTTCAGCCCTGATTTGGCCCATGAGGTGCTTGAGAAGCGCAACCCGGAAAACCGCAAGCGGCGGCCGAACAAAATCAAAAGATTCGCCGCCGATCTCTCCAACGGCTTTTGGATGCTTACCGGCGATACCGTGAAGTTCGGCAGCCACGGCAAGCTACTCGACGGTCAAAACCGTTTGGCCGCCTGCATGCAGGCGAGCAAGACGATGCAGACGCATGTGGTGTTTGGCATTGACCCTGATGCGTTTACCTATCTCGACAGCGGCACAGTGCGGACCAGCGGCGACACCTTCAAGGTGGCCGGGGTGCCGAACGCGGAGATCGCCGGCAAGGCAACGCGATGGCTGCTCATCTTTGAAGATCCGAAGATGGAGCGTGGCGCGACCATCCCTAATGCCGACCTGTTCGAGCATTATCGGGGCAAGATCAACAAGGACATGCTGCAACGCGCGATCACCGACGCGAAGAAGGTGTCGCGGGTGATTCCGACCGGCACGCTTGCCGCGATGTTCTATCTGTTCGAGCGCAAGAATGAGAAGTTATCCCGTATCTTCGCGCATGATCTTGAGAAGGAGATGCGCGGCGCGCGGACACTATTGACACGGTTGCGTAATCTGCGGCGCGACAACGGCGGGCGGCTGAATGAAAAGTATGCGACGGCGTTCACGGTGATGGCGTGGAACGCTTATAGGGCCGGGGCCACGGTGCGTGCCGCGCAGTTGCGATGGACCGACGCCGAGCCGCATCCGGTTATCGAGTGATGCAGACCGCCGAGGTGCTGCCGTTTGTCCAGCCGCTGGAGCAGTGGGAGGCGGAGGGGCGCGCGCTCGGTGAGCGGGAGCGTTCCGCGCATTCGTTGATGTGGGACATTGGTGACTGGTGGAACCGAGGCGAGGAGTTCGAGGATCGGGCGCAGCGAGCGTCTGTTGGAGGTATGCCGACGCTGGGCGTTTGTTATGTCGCTGGGTCGGTTGCGAAGCGGTGGCCAGCCTTAAAACGTTTTAAGGATTTGGAACATTGGCACCATCAGATAGTGGCGCCATTGCCGGATGAAGGCGCGATTCCATTGCTGGAATGGTGCCGCGATACCGATCCGACACCAACCGCGCAGCAGCTTCGGACGCGCGTCCAGCAGTTGCGGCGACAGTCGCGGGAAGAAGACCTCGCCGACAAGATAGAGCAGGCCGCGCAAGAGATCGGGCACCAACTCTATGGCGTCCTGTATGCGGACCCTCCGTGGCGCCTGGAGCCTTATTCGCGGGAGACCGGGCTGAACCGTGCGGCTGATAATCATTACCCGACCATGGCGCGCGATGCCTTGTTCGACATGGAATTGATGCGCACGGCGCCGGCCAAGGATTGCGTGCTGTTTTGCTGGGCTACGGTGCCGATGCTGGAGGACGCGCTGGAGTGGATGGCGGAGTACGGCTTTGCCTACCGCTCTCATTGCGTCTGGGTGAAGGACAAGATCGGCACCGGCTATTGGTTCAGGAACCAGCACGAGTTGCTGCTGGTGGGCGTGCGCGGCGAGGTGCCGGCCCCGGCGCCTGGCACACAGTTTCCCTCGGTCATCCAGGCGCCGGCTGGCAAGCACAGCGAAAAGCCGGAGCAGGCGGCGGCGATGATTGAGGCGCTGTTCCCGGTGACGGCGAAGCTGGAACTGTTCGCCCGCGGCCCGCGCGCCGATTGGGACACCTGGGGAGCGGAGGCGGAATGCCCGGTGTCGAACCGATGACCAGCCTCTTCCAAGAATCCGTGAACCTGCGCAGAATGAACAACGCCGCCCCGGCTGTAACCGGAAGCGGCGTTGGAACTGAACTGTGCGGCGCGGGGGCGCCACACGAGAGCCGATGCGCAACCCGGTTCTCGCAAATTCGCCTCCAGCCGTCAATGCCGGAGGTATGTCCGATGAACATCCCCCAAATCCGTGGCGTTCCCGAGGCCGTGGCGTGCCGCTACGGCGTGTCGGTCGGCGAGCTGCTGTCGTCCCGGCGGGACCGGGCGGCGGCCCGACCTAGACAGGTCGCGATGTGGCTGTGCCGGCGGATCGCGATGCAGTCGCTGTCCGAGACCGGGCGGTATTTCGGGCGCGACCACACGACGGTGATGGCGGCGATCCGGCGCGTGGATCTGCTGATGCGTGATCCGGCGTTCGCGGCGGTGGTGTGGGACCTGGCGGCGCAGATTGACGCAGACGAGGCGGCGAGCCTCCGGAGGGTGGTGGCATGACGGTTGCTGGAATCCGTTGTGCCGTTCACAATGCAGAACCGCCCGATGCGGAAACATCGGGCGGCCTGGAACTGAACCAATCGGCACCTGGGGGTGCGCGAGATGGGGCACCTTGCAACCCCCATTTTGCATACCCCCTAGGCCGAAGCAAGGGGGTTGTCTCATGAGCAATGGAAACGGCCATCATTGGTCGAAGTTCTCTTGGCGCGATTGGCACAGCGACATAGCGCTCCACCCATGCAGCCTCGCGGCGCGTGGGTTCTGGATTGAACTGCTGTGCATGATGCACGAGGGATCGCCGATCGGGCACCTGGCCACCAACGGCCGGCAGGTAACCATCCGGCAGATGGCATTGAACGCCGGGTGTTCCGAAAAAGAGGCGGCGCGGCTGCTTGCTGAGTTGGAGGCGTCCGGTGTGTTCAGCCGCACTGAGGACGGCACGATTTACAGCCGCAGGATGGTCAAGGATGCCGTCGCTTCCGGCAAGGGCGCGGAGGCTGCAGGCAAGCGGTGGAATGGGCATAGACCCAATGGGTCACCTAATGGGTCACCTAATGGGGAAGCCAGTAGGCAACCCAATGGGATACCCAATGCTAAGAATAAGAAGGTAGAAGTAGAAGTAGACCCCCCCCGTACCCCCCCCGCAAACGGGGGGGAGGCGCGGCGCGATCGAAAATCGGGACGGCCGAGCAAGAACGCCTTCCACGATCTGGCCCGAGAGTTTGATGCGGAGGTGGCGGAGAAAGCCGCCACGATTGAGGGAACTGCCGACGAAGTGGCGGACTTCCAAGCGTTTTACCAACGCCGGCTAGGTGTGAGTCATGGCTGACCAACTCATCGTGCGCCGCTGGCTGATCGACCTCGGGAGGCTGACGGCGGCCAGGTCGAGCCACGACGAAGCCGCGGATTTCATCGAAACTTCGACGCCGATGCTGGCCATGCGGTTCCCGGACGAGGTGTTTAATCCCGCTTCGCTGGAGCATGTCGCGGCGGAATGTAAGTACCTCCCCACATACGGCGAGGTGACTGCGCTCTTGCGGCACTGGCGAAGTCTGTATCGCCCGCCAAAGGTGGCCGCGCTTCCCGGGCCAGTGCCGGCAATGCCGAAGCCTCGTACCGAAGCTGAGATCGACGCTGCCGCCCGCATCGTGAAGCAGGTCTCCGCCGAACTGGAGGCTCGTGCCGTCGAATGCGACGCTCGCAGGGCCAGGGGGATTACGGTCTATCAAACCAATTCCCATCACCTGACCCGCGCCGAACTTGCGGAAAGTTACCGCCGTGCCGGCATCGAGGGGCCAGGCACATGATCCCCATTGCCGACCAGCCGATGCACTGGCTGTGCGCCACCTGTGGCAAGCGCCCGTGGGCACACGCCGAGCACTGCGCCTGCGGGGCCGAGCGGCCGCCGCCGCCGGTGCCTCCTACGCCGGACCCGAACCAGGTGCAGCCCGACCTGCCGCCGCTCACCGGCGCGTGGGACGACGGCAGCAGCGCCGCCGAACCGTGGCGTCTGCTGCCGTGACCACGCCCGGCACAGCCTACTGCGACGGCAAGCTGGTGCGCGTGGTGTGCTCGGGCAATCGGCCGTTCGTCGCTGGCATCATCATCGACCGCGAGCGCCGCGCGGTGATCGCCGCACCGATCCTCGGCCACCTGCTAGGCCAGCACGAGGACAAGCTGCGTCAGGGCTTCAAGCGCCTCGGATGGCGCGCAACCATCGTCAGGGGCTGGCCGTGAGTGCCTGGTGGTGGTTCTTCGCCGCGGTCGGCATCGCCCTCGGGCTGCTCCTCGGCGTCGCCATCGCCATCCACCTCCGCCGCGATCCGTGGCGTTAGGACAGGGACTATGACCCAAGCACTTGACATTCGGGCCGATACGGTCCTATCTCGGAACACGAACGACAGCGGCGTCAGCCTCAGTCCGGCGCCAATGTCGAGCGGTAGCCGTTGGTTCTGCTGCGCGACCCACCCAAGCCAGGAATTGCGCGCGGTGGCCGAGCTGGCCAATCAGCACTACCGCACGTACCTCCCGATGCACCTCGCGCACCGCTCACAGCGCGGCCTGTCCATCACCAGCATCGTCCCGTTGTTCCGC